TTGAGGGGTGACAATTTGGAAGCTTAACGTGAGGGAAAACCCGCAAAACCTCACGGACGTGACCTAGTCCTAGGTTACACTGCAACGTCGACAGAGACGAGGGCCTCGAAGGAAGTGTCCCATAGAGCCTTCGGTATCCAGGGCTCTCGGGGTACACGCGAAGATTGTCCCGGACGACTACGATTGACTTGCTGGTATCGCAAGATACCGTCACACACGGAAGTGTAGCAGTCAACGAGCTCGTTCTCCCAGATGCCGTAGACAGTCTGCAGGAACGATCCAAGATAGTCGGGGTCAATTACACCAGCGTCGACAGTCATCGCCTTCAGTTGTGCAGCAGTGTACTTGTACGACATCGCCTGGTTGCGCATATCCAGGTACGGCGTTGTCGAGAGTTGTTCCGCTGTTTCGAGCAGTATGGAGCGTACGGTGTGGATGTGTCGATGTTCATACGCGGCTGACAATAACTTGCCTGCCATGTAATCGTTGTCGGGCACGTTCGAGTTGAAATTGGCACGAACGGGCAACTTCGACAAGACACGTCCAAAGCAAGGAACGGGGAGTGCGGTAGTAGTGGTGGGAACGAAGCGCTTGCGCAGGAACGTGGCGCACTCGCGCTTGTGGACAACCACAACTTCACTCTTCATCCCACTACCTTCCGCCACGACCTCCAGCGCCTCCTTGAGAGCGCTTCGGTTCTGGGTCGTGTACGTAAGATGGTCATCCCCGTACACCAGCGTTGTGCTCTCCGTTATTCCAGCAAGCAGGAGCGCGCCGAGTGACGTACACGCGTTGACAAACCCGTTGCCGGTGGTGGTCGTAACCTCACCGGACCAGCGTTGTCCCTTCACTCGGCCCCTAACACCGTAACGGGTGAAAACCCGCACAGACGTGTTACCTGCAAACTCACGGACGAACCAACGTGGCGCGCCAAGCTTATAATAAGTCATGGCTTCGTACTTCCTGACAGCGGCGGGCTGGGTACCGTCGTTGTTCTTGAAATCGTTCTCGAGCGCTTCACCGGGGGTGTGCGCAATGATGTCTGCGATCTCGTCAGCGGACATTCCCACGCAATAAAGGACTTCGGTCCCCTTGTTCCGAGGATTCTTGCGTGACAACTCCTCCCCCAATCGACGAGACAGGTAAAACACAACGGACCCCATTACGAGGTTGTACATGTCGCCGCCCTGATAGACGACGCGCGGCTGCGATCCGTTGGGCTTGAGCAGAGCCTCCGATTTCGCGAACACGACCTTGTCCGTATACCCAGGAAGGCTGAAGTCCCCAGAGTCGAGGACAGCAACCATCCGCTCCTGCTTCTGCCCACTCATTTCTGCGATGTAGGCATCGATCATCGCCCTGTCAAGACGTATCTCGTCACGCTCATGGATTACCTCCATGAGTTTCTCGTAGCCCTTGATGAAATCAGGGCCAACGTCCTCGGCAGGGGCGTGATCGCACCTCTTCTTAACTGCATGAAGCGTACTCCCCTCACTCTGTGCAACCACCTGAATAGGGACTCCCTCGACGAGCGCTCCCTTGATAGGCCGGGAGGTCCTCGGGGGATCCGTAGTCCGTGTCACATTCACCACAGGCTCCACATGGTCTAGGCGCACCTCCGTATCAAAGTCCCAGGGGCGATTGCTATGCACCCCGGGGACTATCGAATCGCCTCGAGCATATTCGAATTCCAAGCTTCCAAACTGAATGGTCCTAGTGGCCATTTTGCATATGTTGACTGATGAATATATGTATAAATG